TGACGACGACGACGACGACAAGAAGAAAAAGACCAAGGCGAAACGTTCAAAGTCCGAGGGCGACGACGACTCCGACAAGGATGACGAGAAGGACGACAAGGCGTCGGCGGCGCGCGCGCGTGAGCGCGGTCGCATCGAGGCGATCATGATGTCCGACGCGGCGGCGGCCAATCCGACCGCCGCGCTGCACATGGCGGTTCATACCGCGACGCCACGCCGGGCCGCGATCGGCATGCTGACCGCTTTCGCGCCGGTGGCCGCTCCGGCGGCGCCGGCCAAGAACGGCAACCAGGAAGCCAGGAAGCGCCTCGAAGCGGTCCAGGTGCCCGATGTGGGGGCCGATGATCCGGCGCCCGCCGCCGGCGCCCAGGCCACCGCCGCCGCGATCATCGCCGCCGGCAAGAAACGCCGCGGCGAAGCCGCCTAACCCCGTCCCGAAAGGAATTTTCCCATGGTTCTCAACATCACGCCGTACGGCGACAATCCCTGGGTTCCCGGGGAATTCGCCTACAGCTACACGCCGGACCAGCTGATCGCCGGCGACCACAACCTGGTGACGCAGCCAATCGTCATCGGCGCCGGCATTCTGGCGCGCGGCACCGTGCTCGGCCAGCAGACGGCGTTCACGGCCGCCGCCTCGCCCGGCCCCGCGAACGTGGGCAACGGCACGGTTGGCGCGATCACCCCCGGCGCGGGCGAGGAGTACGGCGCGCCTTATACGCTCGTTGCCACGGCCGCCAACACCTTCGCGGTCTCCGATCCCGAGAAACAGCCGCTCGGCAACGCCACCGTCGGCACGCCGTTCAACTCCCCGGAAATCGCCTTCACCATCAGCGCCGGCGCCACCCCCTTCGCCGTGGGGGACAGCTTCGCGATCGCGATCACGTCCGGCACCGGAACGTATATCGCGAGCGTCAAGACCGCGACGGACGGCAGCCAGGTCCCGAGCGTGATTCTGGCCGATGCCGCCAACGCCAGCGCGGGGCCGGTCAAGGGCGGTGCCTACGTCAGTGGGGAATTCAACGCGGGCCGGATCATCGCGGACGCGTCGTGGAGCGTCGCCCAGCTCACCACGGCGATGGCGGCGTTCGGCATCCACATCAAATCCTCCGTCACCGCGGTTGATCCCGTTGAACTCCCCTAACGGACGGCGCCCGGCGCTGGCGACCACGCGCTGACAAATTTCCGAAGGTAAACGAAAATGTCCGGCTCCTCAGGCGGCAATCTCATCTACGATACGACGACGCTCGTGCAGGTGGTTCCAAACCTCAAACGCGCGCAGTCATTCCTGCTCGACAAGTTTTTTCCGAACATCATCACGTCCGACAGCGAATTCGTCGCCATCGACGTGGACATCGGCAAGCGGCGCATGTCGCCGTTCGTCTCGCCGCTGGTTGAAGGAAAGATGGTCGAAAGCCGGCGCATCCAAACAAACGTGTTCAAGCCCGCCTACATCAAGGATAAGCGCGCGCCGGATCTGCGGCGGCCGGTGCGGCGCATGATCGGGGAGCGGATCGGCGGCGACATGACCGGCGCGGAGCGCGAGATGGCCAACCTTGAATTCGAGATGACGGATCAGATCGACATGCTGACCCGTCGCCTGGAATGGATGGCGGCGCAGGCGCTGATGACGGGCACCGTGACGATCGCCGGCGACGGCTTTCCCACCACCGTCATCGACTTTGGCCGCAGCCCCACGCTGACGCTGCTCCTGACCGGCGCCGCGCAATGGGGGCAGGCGAGCAACTTCAACGCCGCCGGCCTCGATCCCGTGCCCACGGCCAGCATCGACACCTGGCAGCATGACATCCTGAAATCCTCGGGCGCGATGGTCACCGACATCATCTTCACCCCGACGCCGTGGACGCGCTTTCTGGCCTCCGTGGGCGTCCAGGGCGCGGTCTACTACCCGAAGTTGGGAGACGGCAACGATCTGAACCCCGGCGCGCAGATCGCGCGCGGCGGCGTCTACAAGGGACGCTGGGGCCAGTATGATTGCTGGGTCTACAACGATTGGTATGTCGACGAGAACAACGTCGAACAGCCGATGATCCCGGACGGGACCGTGATGATGGGCGGCCCTGAATTGATGGGCACCCGTGGGTTCGGCATCATCGTCGATCCCGACTTCAACTATCAGTCCATGCCGTTCGCGCCGAAAACGTGGACGAGCAAGGACCCGGCGCAGCGGCTCATCATGATGCAGTCGGCGCCGATCGTCATTCCATCACGGGTCAACGCCTTCCTGGCCGCGACCGTCTGCGCGGGAGCACTCAACTGATGCCACAGAAAATCAAGGCCGTGGTGGCACCCGGCCGCACCATCGTCATGCACGAACCGCCGCCCGAAATGGTGGCGAACAGCAAGAAGTCGGGCGTCCCGGTGCCGTTCGATTATGCCCACACGCGGCAGTACGGTCCGGGCGCGATCCTCGACCTGGACCCTCTGGACGCCAAACGGTTCGGCGCCCTCGGGTTCCTCGTGGCGGATGGCGGGCAGGCGCCGGTCGGCGGAAGCGGCCCCCCGGTGGTGATCGAAGCCAACCAGCAGGGACCGCGGTGATTGACTGGGACACCATCGTCATCGGCCCGACGGTCGCGGTGTTCGGCCAGCCGGTGCTGTATCAGCCGATGGTGTCGGCCGGTCCCGTCGGACCGCGGGACAGCCGCGTTCCCGCCACGGCTCCGTTTGCGATCACCGGCGTGTTCGACGCGGAATATCTGGAACTCGCGCCGCTCGCGATCGGGGACATGATCGGCCTGCCTTCGCAGATCACCAGCGCGCGCCCGGTGCTCGGCATTCAGCTGTCGCAATTCCTCACGCCGCCGGCGCAGGGCGACCGGTTGACCATCATCGAGACCGGCCGGGTCTACGTCGTGCAGGAAGTCCAACCGGACGGGCATGGCGGGGCGAAGCTGCCGCTGAACGAGGCGTGACGCTGTATCGGGCGCAGTACCGCGCCCTGGTGGCCGAGCAGCTCATTTTCGCGGGCACCCTGGCTGGTTCGCGGGTGTTCCAGTCGCGCGCGCTGCCGACCGGCTCGGACATGCTGCCGGCGATTTTGCTGCAAACCCCGAGAGACGCAAAAGTCTCGACAGGCCCGGGGGCACCGAAATTCATCGCGACCTTCGATCTGTTCGTCGTCGCGCGGCTTGAGGGGGCGACGTTTCAGATCGCCGAGACGCTGATCGAGCAGTTCGTCGAGCAAATCGAGTTCGCGGTTTTGTGCAATCCGTTGCTGGTCAATCCATTGCAGCAATTTCCCTCCGTCGAAACGAACATCATGATCGACGGCACGGGAAAAACGTTTGTCGGCGAGGCCACCATGCTTTTCCGGTGCGAATTCTACCAAGTGTTTGACCCGCCGCTGACGACGCCGCTGACCGAGATTGATGTCAACACGGTGATTGGCGACCAGACGATTGAGATCACGGTCATCTATCCCGCCGCCTGACCACCGCCCCCCAGGAGAAACCGCGATGCTGTTGAAACCCGCCCCCGGGCGAACGGTCTATTACGAACGCTCGCGCACGAAACTCCCAGAGGAAGGCGCGGACATTCCGACGCCGCTTTCGACGCATTGGCACCGCGCCATCAACGCCGGCGACGTCATCGTGGCCGGCGCGGCGGCCGTCGGGGCGAGCGGCGGGGGCACCGTGCCCGGCACCGGCACCGTCGCGGGCGGCGAGACGCACGGGGGCGAGCATTGGACGCACCCCAAGGACGAGGCGACGGCGCACGGCGCGGGCAGCGTGGGCGCCGCGGGCGGCGTGGAGCCGGCCAGGGAGGGGCAATGGTCCCACCCCCGCCCCGAGTCCGCCTCCGTGGCCGGCGCGGGCAGCATCGGGGGCGCTGCCTCCGTGCCAGGCGCGCCTCAAACCGCCACCGTAAAGGGGGCCTAGCCCATGTCCGGGTCAATCGTTTTCCAGAAAATCCCATCCAACCTGCGTATTCACGGCACGTTCGTAGAAATCGAGCCGCTGGCGAATTCCGGCGATGTTACGTATCAGACCCTCATTATTGGCCAGATACTGCCCACCGGCACCGCCGTGCCGAATGAACCGTGCATTTCCGCCGGCCTCACCGACGCGGTGTTGCAGGGCGGCGTGGGGTCCATGCTGGCGCTGATGACGGCGCAGTACCGGGGCGCCGACAATTTCGGGACCGTCTACTACCTGCCGCTGGAGGATGATCCGGCCAGCGTCGCGGCCACCCTGGCAATCACCGTCGCCGGCACCTGCACCGCGACCGGCGTGCTGTCGCTGTACATCACCGGCGTGCTCGTGCCCGTCCAAGTAAACATCAACGACACCGGCGCTGACGTCGCGGCGAACATCGCCGCCGCCATCACCGCCGCCCAGGTGCTCCCGGTTACGGCCACGGCCGCCGGCGGCGTGGTCACCCTCACCGCGCGCAACAAGGGCCTGGTCGGCAACGAAATCGACGCGCGGCTGAACTATTACGGCAACGCGGCGAGCGAGGTCGTGCCGCCCGGCCTGACCTTCACGAACCTGCTCGTCGGGACCGGAACGCAGCTCGCCGGCGGCGCGCAGAACCCCACGGCGCTCGCGTCCGCGCTCGCGAACCTGTCGGACATGCAGTTCGACTTCGTTGTCATGCCCTACACGGACGCGTTGTCGCTCAATGCCTGGCAGACGTTCATGGACAACAACACGGGCCGCTGGAGCTGGCTCCAGCAGCTCTACGGCGGCGCCTTCGCGGCGATGCGCGGCACCCTCGGCGCGGTCACCACGCTCCTGCTGGAGCGCAACGACCCCGCGATCTCCATCATGCCGTTCTGGGACGCCCCCCAGCCGGCGTGGATCTGGGCGGCGGAAATCACCGGTCAGGTCGCGGTGTCCGTGCGCGCCAACGTGGCGCTGCCGTTGCAGGAAATCATCCTGAACCTGATGGCGCCTCCCGTCGCCAAGCGGTTCGCGGCGGGCGACCGCAACACGCTGCTGTTCGATGGCGGCAGCACGTTCGTGGTGAACGCGGCCGGCCAGGTGATCACCGACCGCCTCATCACGACGTATCAACTCAATACCGCGGGCGTGCCGGACGACAGCTTTCTCGACGTCGAGACGCGCTATCAGCTCGCCTACACCTGCCGCGACCTGAAAATCTATCTCGCCAGCCTTTATGGCCGGAAAATCTTTGTCGATGACAGCACGCGGATTTCCGGCGCGCTCAACAACGCCGTCGTCACCCCGAGCATGATAAAGGCGGCGGTGATCAACCGTTATGATTATGTCTGCAACCTCGGCGTGATGCAGGACCCGGAGGATTTCGCCGCCGGCGTGATCGTCCAGAAGGCCGGCAGCGTCGCCAAAATCTACTGGCCGGGCGATGTCGCCAACCAGCTCCGGCAGATCGAGGTTCTGGTCGACTTCTCCAAAACCTAAGCGCGCCTCCCCAGAAACCCCTGAAAATTATGCGGCCGAACCGGGCGGGGCAGCGCATGCCCCGCCCCGGGCGCGCGCGCGCGAAAGGACGAAGCCATGTCCGGCACCACCAACGGCATCAACGGCCCGCAGAACCTGATCGCCGGCATTGGCACCGCGTCAATCGACGGCACGCTCTACAACATTTCCGACGTGACCTATTCCGACACCGTGATCATCCGGGAGAGCCAAGTCGGTTACAACGGTTATCACGGCCAGTCCGGCAAATACGCTGCCGCCTTCATCGCCTTCAAGGTCCGCGACAATTCCGGAATCAAGGTCAGTGATTTCGCCGGCATGGTTTCGTCTACCGTCATGATCACGCTCGCGAATGGGAAGGTGGTCACCGGCAGCACGATGGGCTGCACGCTGGCGCGGGAGGTGGACGCCAACACCGGCGAATTCGAGGCCCGCTTCGAAGGTCCGGGGCTGACGGGGACCTGACGCGTGGACCCCGAAAAAATCATCGTTCTCGATCCCCCGATTGACAGCGGCGGGGGCAAGATCATGCAGCTCAAGCTGCGCGAGCCGCTGACCGGCGAGGTGCTGCGCGCGGAAGTCAAGTTGTCGGCGTTCCTGACGCCGGCGACGCGGCATGCCCGCGACATTCAGTTGATCGCCGAAGTGACCGGCATTCCCCTCGACGCGGCGCGGCGGCTGCGGGTCACCGATCTGAACGCGGCCATCGCCTACCTGGATGAATTCGTCGACGCGCCGCCCCAGGCTGACTACACCGTGACGCGGCCGCCGGAGTTGGAAATCCCCCTGGTGCCGCCGATCGAGCTGCACAGCCGCCGCCACGACATGCTTGAGCTGCGCGAGCCGCTGACCGGCGAACTTGAGAAAGCCTACGCGGAGCTGGGCAACGGCCGCGACGCGGAAAGCATCCGCAAATTCCAGATACTGCTGATGGCGCTGGTCAGCGGCT